TGTTTTCCTCCCGGTACTTCTTACTGTAAGCAGCTACCTTTTCTTTGTTTTCCTCGTAGTACTTCTTCCGAGCGGCTCTATGTGATTCCGAAGTCTTGTATTCCTTCGCCCCAGAAATTAACTCTAGCTTCTTTCCTTCCTGATAATCTTCGTGCCTCATTTCATCATTGATGCAGTCCTCATACGGGCAGTGAAAGCAATCATAGTCACATACTGGTTTCATTTTTCACCGACACCACCTCTAGACCTGATCTGTGCCGCTGCGTAATAGCGGTTTTTCCAGTCACGCTTGTCCTGTTGCAGGGCTTTGATTTCCTCCCAAGCAATGCACAAAAGCAACGCTTCAAACCCGATCACGATCAACAGAACGATTATGTATTTTTCTATCATGATTTTTCCTCCTCTCCATGCGACGCTTGTATGTACATTGCGGGCAAAGATAGCCGTATCTGGTGTCCTGCTCTTTCGCAATGTTCCAGATTCGACCGAAGTCGCCGCAAACTACATATCTGTAACCTTCTCTCATAAGTCACCTCAATTTACAAGCTGGGACACATCAATTCCGGCTAGATCAGCCAGCGCCCGAAGCTCCTGAACGCGAAACTCGCCGGGATTGCGGATACGTTCCCGAAGTGTTGTCAATCCGATATTCATGTACTTACAAAGTTCTTCTTTGGGGAGTCCCACTACACGAATCCATTTTTCTACCTCGCCCCCCATCATGTCGTCACGTCTTCTGGCTGTGTTCTGGGTATTTCCCAGAGGCTTTACTCTCGGCATATTACATCCCCACTTTCTTGGATTGCTCCAGATGTTTTTCTTCTTTTACTAAGCCATACAACTGATTAAATTTTTCTTGCAACATTTCATAAACTTCTCTTGCTTCTCTTTCGATGATACTAGTAGTAGTTTTGTAAACACTGCTATCTTCAGAGAAGCATCTACCTTCTACGAAAGAATCGTATTGTAAAAGGGTAATAGCCTGCAGTTCGTTTGCCTTATCTACCACTTCTTCCAAATCGAGGATTGCAGCGATTATTTTTTTTTCGTCCATTTGTTTTATCACCTCACCATTCCACAATGGGGAGATATCCAAGTCCTTTTAGGAATTCATAGAGAAACAGTCTCCCCTTCTGAGTCCAGTAGGTATGTGGTTTGGTATGCTGGATACCCTTTGCGTCAATGAAAGGCTCTTTCTTCGTGCTTGTATAACCTTTTTCAGCATATTTCTGATACAGCAGCCATACACCACGCTGTTTATACTGAACCTTATTTTCGGATAAGATCTTATTTAACCACTTTGCACTCTTACCATAATCTTTTGCAATTTCCGTTACAGAAATCAAATCAGGGCACTGCAGTACTAAATCATAATACGTTGCCTTTGGATTCAACTCTGCAATCTGTTGCTGCTGGACTGCATTTAGCATCTGGAGGGATTTGACTTCTTCCGTTCTGGCTTCAATGGTTTTTTGAGCTACCATCAGAGCCTTTGCCATCAATTCAGCATCTGTAAGTTGTTCCTGTCCTACAATATATCCACCTGTCTTTCTGATGGAAGGAAGTACTTCTGCTGTCACCCAATGCTTAAATTTTTTGGCATTCGGCATCTTGCTTGATAGGATAAGGCTGTATAGACCAGATTCATTGATAAGCCAGCCTCCACGTTGTCCTAAATCAAGCGTGAAACTCGATAGCATTTTGCTATTGAGTTTATCTTCATCATCAACATGGTCTTGAAGTGCCTCATTGTGGTTTGAATACCCAAGAATCTCCGCTACATCTTTCCCCACAAAATATGGTGCATCGTCTATCATCAGTGTTCTCACAGAGCCAAACTCCACATTTTCAAAAATCTGTAATTCAGCCTCTGGTGTAAGCCATACGGCTCCAATGGAACGGTCTGTAGAAAATTTTGTTTCCAGTACGATTGTGCTGTTGGTTGTTTTCATTCATTTTCCTCCTTTGTTTCAACTAATTCAGAAAGCGGAATATCCAAGCATTTTGCTACGCTTATAACTTTATCAAACGCCGGACTTACCTCATTCCACTTGCAAATACTTCCCTGAGATAATTTACATGTTCTCTCAATTTGGGAAATTGAAATGCTTTTTTCTTTCGCCACCGCTTTCACTTTTTCGTAAAGCATACTCTCACCTCTTTCTTGTATAAACTCGAATTCCCTGAAAATATCACAAAATCATTGACATATCTCTGAAAATATTCTATAATTAAACTGTCCACATAATTGAAAATATTCAGTAGTCATTTCATTTATTGCGTAAAATTTTCAGAATTCATAATTAAATTATACGCAATATTTTCAGAATGTCAATACTAATCTGCGTAAAATTTTCAGAATTTTTTAGAGAGGTTGATTTGATGATTTATGAACGTATAAAAAAACTTTGTAAGGAAAACGGAATTTCAGTAAATAAACTTGAGGACAGCTTAGAAATTTCAAAAGGCTCTCTCTGTAAGATTGATATAAATGAGCCAAGTGCAAATAAACTCCAAAAACTGGCAGATTTTTTTGCAGTTTCTACAGACTACCTTTTAGGAAAAAGTACAGACGAAATCTATGATGTGAAATATGAGGATGAATATTATGGAATAAACCACATAGGAGAATATCTTAAAGAGTCAAGAGAAAGCAGAGGCTATTCCCTGAAAAAGCTAAGTGAAGAAACGGGTATTTCTGAAAAAGTATTAGCTGCATGCGAGAACGGAGAAGCAGAAGTTAAATCAAACATATTTAGAAAAATTCTCAAAACCTATGAAATAACACAACTTGACTTTGAAGATGAACATAACATTCTTAGTTATGAAGCTAGACCGGAATTTCAGGGTGATTACAATGCGAGTTATATGTTTGAGCAAGCTCTTGTGCAGGATCAAGCTGCAACGTCTTATGAATTTACAGATTTGACCAATCATGAGAAATCTGTTATCACTGCATATCGTAATCATGCGGACATGCAACCTGCTGTTGATCGCCTTCTTGGTATTAGCTCTAAAGACAGCCACTTAATACCAGTGGCAGCACACAATGATAATTCATCTGATAACCAGCAACCGCTTATGCACAATGACATAGATAAACTGAAAAACCGTTAATCCCAAAAAGGGGGCTATTATATGTGTGATTATGAAAAACTTCTAAATGATGCAAATATGATAGGTCTAAAAGTTTTTGAGTTGAATTTTGAATCAGATGCAAAAGGTCTTTGTTATGGGAAGAGAATTGGAATTAAGAAAGATATGACGTTAAACGAAAAAGCTTGTATTTTAGCTGAAGAAATTGGGCATTTCAAGAAAACTGTGGGTAATATCTTAGACCAAAATATCATTAGGAATAAAAAACAAGAAAAAATTGCTCGTACATGGGCAGTAAACAAAATGATACATATTGATGATTTATTTAGTATTAACCTGAATTGTTGTAATACATCTTACGATATAGCAGAAGCACTTGGTGTAACAGAAGAATTTCTACAAGAAATATTGGAAACCTTCAAAAGAAAATATGGACTGATTTACCATAAAAATGGTAAAACAATTATTTTCCATGACACCACTTTTTCCATATCAACAGACAATTAAAAAAATCCCCCTTCCTGCGCCAACAGGAAAGAGGATTTCAAAAGGCGGTTCTTGTGGAACCACAAAACGCAATATTATTATACCACATGACCGTCCTTTTGGATATACCTTTCTATGAGTATGTATCAAATAAAAAAAGGAGGTCTTTTTATGGCAACCGCAAAACGCCTGCCTTCCGGCAACTGGCAAGTGAAAGTCTACAGCCATACGGAATATGTAGACGGAAAACCGAAGCGGATTCGTGAGAGTTTCACCGCCCCTACGAAAGCAGAAGCAGAGTATCAGGCTGCACTGTTCAAACGTGAAAATAAACGCAAGAACACCTGTGATCTGTCTTTTGGTGACGCACTGGAAGGCTACATCAACAGCAAAGACGGGATTTTGTCACCGTCAACAATCCGTGGATATTATCAGATTAAGAGAACTTACCTGCAAGATCTGCAGACCATGCAGCTCTCCCGCATCACAAACCTGGATATTCAAATCGCATTGAACCAGGAAAGAAAGGTGCATAATCTGTCCGCGAAAACCATTAAAAATATTTCCGGTCTGGTTTCCGCTGCCATCGGATTGTACCGGGAGGATTTCCACTATAAAGTGACACTTCCGGAAAAAGAACGGTATGACTATTATCTCCCTACACAGAATGACATTTCCGTTTTATTAGCCCATACAGAGGGAAAAGAACTTCATACAGCTATTTTATTGGCTGCGTGTCTTGGACTGCGTAGGGGCGAAATCTGCGCCCTAGAATGGAGGGATTTTGATTGGAAACAAAAAACGGTGCGCATCAATAAAGCGGTAGTTCTGACAGAGGAGGATACATGGAAAACGAAAAATCCAAAATCTTATGCCGGGAACCGAGTGCTTTCGATTTCTGATGGTCTGATTAGAGAATTGGAAAAAATAAAATCTACGGGGAAAGTTATTACAGCCAACCCCACCCAGATTTCTCACCGATTCCAGAGAGCGATGCGGGCAACAGGTCTGGAACATTTCCGCTTTCACGATCTGCGCCACTTTAACGCATCTTTGATGATGTCAGAGGGTATTCCAGACAAGTATGCAGTGGAAAGAATGGGGCATTCTACAACTGCCATCCTGAAATCTGTCTACCAGCATACAGAAAATAAAAAAAGAAACGAAGTCAACGCAGTAATGAACCAGTGCATTGATTCGCTTCTTTCAGTGGCTAAAAATTAGATGTGCACTCAATTATGCACTCATAAAAAGAAAAACCCTGAAATTATCAGGGTTTTATAAAAGCTACTGACGGGACTTGAACCGCCTACCCTCTTATAATCATCATATACCGTCAAGTCCCATTTTTTCAATGATACCATAAATTCTGGTATTTTGCAGGTATTTCCTAAAATCGGCATGTGGTATAAAAAAACGAAATTTCATCGAAAAAATGTTAATTTGAGCAACATGTGCACTCAAATGTGCACCCAAAAAGGAGGATATTATAATGAAGAAAATTGCCGGTTTATACCAAAGCTACCTGAAGGAAAGAAACGATGAAATACAGGAAATTTCAACAGGAGGAGAAAAGATGGAAAAACTTACTGCATTTTTGAAAGAGAAGCTGAACGCTGATGATTATTTCACTGCGGAAGAATTGCTGAATGAGCTGGTAGCCGAAACCGAAGAAAAAGGCTTTGCTGCTGGATGTAAGTATACCAGCGGATTAGCCCGCGAACTCTTTACAGAATAAAAATAAGGGGCGGATATACCGCCCCGTTTTCTTTACTGTTTGGTCAGCACCGCAATACTGCCTTTGCTGGTCACCTCATACCCCAGCACCTCTGCGATATCCCGAATCTTGATATAGTTTGTCCCATCTTTCAAAATCCGCTCCACAACAAACTCTCTGCCGTCAATGATCAATTTCGCCTGTTCCACCACTTCGTCATCAACCTCCTCTTTCACAGTATAATCGATGTCTTTCAAAATCAGCCAATGGGTAAATCCAGCCTTGCTCAGTTTATTTCTTCGGCAACCATAAGCACTGCCATCCTCAGCGATGTATTCCCCATTGCCGATATAAATCCCAATATGTCCCTTCTGCCATACCGCCGCCCCGATGGGTGCCTTACTGATGGTAGAAATCGGCTGTACCTCCAGCGCCGTATCATGGTATCCCTGCGAATTACGGATGATACCCGTTGCCCAGCTGATCAGACCAGAACAGTCACAGCAGACCTTGCCGACCTTGTTTTTATCGCTGTCCCAGACCAAAGCACCATAGATGGCTTTCAGCTCATTGTATTTCGCCAGTGTCATGACAGTACCCTTCATTCCGTACACATAAGGGACGCCCAGCTTTGACTTTGCAAACGCTACCAGTTCCGCTGCTGTTACTTTAGCCATCAATAGCCACCCCTTCTCTAATTTCCTGTACCAAAAAGCAATTTTCCACATAAGCAGCAACATTTTCGTTTTTTGCCAGCATTTCCCGCATCTGTTCCAGCGCTTCATCCACCCAACCGGAAAACGTATCAAAAGAAATCACCGCTGCCACTGCCGGAAACCGCTGCACAAACAAATCATAAACCTGACGCAATTTCAGTTGTCCGGTACCGCCGCCCAGTTCCTTTTCCGCTTCGGTCACAGCATACAGCAGCCATTCCTTGATTTTGGCAATCTGTTCTTTGGTAGGCAGCTTGAAAAAGTGATACAGCATAAATCCTGCTGCCGCCGCTACACCTACACCAGCAATGAGCAAATACCAGTTTTCCACCATAAATTTCACAACATCATTCATACTTCAGACCTCCTTATTCGACCAAGCTTCTTCCTGTTTTACGTTGTTTGTTTCCCGGTCAAATCGCAGTTTCTCCGCCTCTTTTGTTTCCTTAAAGGACTTGATGCAATAGGTGATGACTGTACCGATGATGGCGGTCACCACAGTCATGGACAGGTTTTCTGCGATTTCCGTTCTACCTAAAAAAGCCAGCAAATAGGATAACTGCAAGTCTATCATCGAGATTGCAAGAATCCATTTTACTAGCTTTTTGGTATAAGTATTCTTTCTTCGTCTCATTGGGTGTACCACTTCCCGTCCAAATCATGGAGCCGCTGTTCATGGTTCTGCAGCATGGCATCCTGTGCCTTGTTATGCTCGTGGATTTCCTTATGTTCCTCCTTTTTCTGCTTGTCCATCTCATCCACCTTTCCAGTGACGGACACAATCTGATCTGTCAGCTGTGTCACTGCATTGGTCAGCGGGATAATGGTTTTCACCGCAGTCACCAGAAATCCCAAAAATGTTGCCACGCCAATTACAATTTCCCAAGTCATACTCCTCACCCCTCAATCTGAAAAATAGCTGCCAGTTCGCTTGGCGGATTGAGCTGTTTTGTCATCGCCTGAATGGCTACATACACCTTTCCATTGGGGTCACGCTCTCTCATACCGATTTTCACGCCCATACCATAGACATAGGGGAAAACACCGTCCTCATCTGGTTCCGGATATGGATTGTAGTTGTTGGTAGCCACATCCGGCGTGTACTGGGCGAATCGCTGAATCGGATTGATACACTGATACACAATTCTTGTTTTCGGATAGTAGGAAATATGGTACAGTTCTTCCAATCCGTTATCCTGCACCCATTCCGGATAGCCATCCGCAAAAATACCGATATCTGCAGGTGGGTTTGCCTGTTCCTGTGTCGCGCTTGCTCCTGTCTTCTTGATCTGCTTCACATGGTTGATCAGTCTTTCGGCATCTTCAATGTATCCCATAAAATCACCTCATTTCTATTTTGGCAAAATGCTCTGTGTCATTTCGTAGTAGGTCACCAGATCAGGGTCATTGCCGCCCGGTTCTTCCCCTTTCATGATATACTGCTTTTCATCCTCACTGATGGTTCCGGCAGTGACCATCTGTGAAAGCTGTTCCTCTGTCAATTCGCCTTTCTTGTATTTCCCTTTGTAGTATCCCAGAAAAAGTTCTGCACCTGATTTCATTTAACCACACCCCTTCTAATGAGTTCTTCCATGACCATGTCCGCCCCTTCCTGCCGGATTTCATCTTGAGATTTGTTCAGCTGTGCTTCCATGCGGTCAAGTTGTGTTGGCTCCGGCTCCGGCGGCTCTGGCGGTGTGTAGATTTCCCATGAGGTGCCGTTCCATCTCTTATTGGTCGGGTCAAAATCTTCATCAATCTGTATCAGGTTTGGTTCTGACATTTCACCGGAAAGATGACTGATGCCAACGATATAACCATTTTCGTCAATCTGTGCGTAATGAACATACATAAAAACACCTCCTTAAAAACATTCGATAACCTGCCATGAATACTGCATATCACGACCTACCGCTATAGATAATTTGTTGCTTGTTAATTCTTTTACATAACACCCCATGCCGAAAGATTCACTGGAATTAGGTGATACTGTTGTGTGTAAAATAACAAAACATTTTGCAGGGTCAACGGTGTTTATGGATATGTTAATATCATTAATTTGACCCCAAGAACCAGTTGGTGATGTACCTATTCCTCTTTGTACACTCTTTACTGAACCTGTTGGCATTTTCTCTGAAATATCTTTCACCTGTCCGAACAGTGTAGCAGTTCCAGCAGTATCTCCACTCGTTCCAATCTTCCCATCAATCCCCGTGACCTTCGTCAGCAGCTCTGCCAGCTTTTCCACCAACACATTTTTCACCTGCGCCAGCCTTCCAAACAACGTAGGCTGTGTGTCAGCGTCACTTTTTGTGCCGATTTTGTTATTGATTTCGTCTACCGTTGCCTGCTGGGCTACATCCGGCAAAGCACCATTGATGTTGTTGACCTCTGTCTGTGTATTGTTGACCTGTTTCATGAGATAATTATACCCATGCTGTTCTGTCAGCCCTGTTTCTGTCCCATTCGGACTGATGGTCTGCCCTTGCGTCCAGTTTTCCGGTAAATCCGCTGGTAATTTTGGCATAGGTCATCCCTCCTTTACATCTACCTGAATTTTATGGGTGAAAATCGCCGGCTCTGTTACCGGCACATATACGGGAGAAGTCGTCAGGACATTCCCGTCACTGTCCAGCAGCTCGATCTGCGTCACCAACGAGGTCTGTTCTGCTGTCACTGTATACTGCACCTGTGCCACATTTCCCACCGTTGTTCTTTCCAGCGAAGAAATGACAATACTGCCATTGATTCTGGCACTGGCTACATTGGGCGGAATGGCTTTTGCAGTATCCTCCAAAAGTTCCTGCTGTACGCTATAGTTTGATGGCACCACGACCACCTCCTTATCTTCTGTCAATACAAAGGGCGTCAGCCCCAATCCCCACGAACCCAGACGGTACTGCCACACCAAAGCAGACAAAGCCACGGTTTCACCTAAAGCAATTTGGCTTCCCACAAAAGGTTGATTGATGAATACGATATGGGCTGGTTTGATTCTCCCAACCGTATAGGAAACCTCCGTGGCATAAGACTGGTTTTCCGCACTGCTGAGGATATACAGGGTGTAGTTTGGATAGTCCACATGGATTTCATATTTTCCCTTGCCAATAATCTGGTCTAGCTTCTGATACAGAAACCCAAGGGTAAAAGGCGGCTGCATGGAAACACGGTTCAGTACACGCTCTCTACGAAAATCCAGTGTTTCCGTCTGGGGATTCGGCACAATACCGAAAATCTTTTCCCATGTGGAAACAGCCCCCTCATCCATGGTCTGAAAAAAGAAATTGTCTGCCACCGCATTGATGGCAGCGGCAAGGGCTTCCATCTGGGCGCTTTCTGTTTTGCAAATCTCCTGAAAATCCAGAATCCGCCGGAACCAAGGCGGCAGATACCGCAGTAAATCCGTATCAAGTTGCCACATTGAGGTTCACCGTCCCTTCTTTTGGCACCTGCTGCACCGTCCCTGTCTGGGTCAGAATCACATCCTGCGCCTGACCATTCATCTGCACATTGGTGGCATTGACCACACCCGGCACCTGAATGATGGCGGCAATGACCTGCGCCAAATATACGTCTGCCTGATACTGCACGCCGCCGGGGACTGTAGGCGCTGCCCATCCCTTCCGCACCTGCAGCAGATACGCAGCAATGGCATCTTCCACAGGCTGTTGTACCTGCCCGATCTCATAACCAGCCGCAAGCGTCAAATTGGCAGTGACGTTGATGGTGACAGCTTCCGGTGCGACAATGGTCACCTGCGCACCGATGGGAGCCATACCAAGTCCTAACCCCTGATTCACAGGCGGGGCAACAGCGTTCTGCACCGTTTCCACCAGCAATTCAGACGCAGGTTCAAAATCCGCCCCAATGATGGAGCATTTCACCGTACCACCGCCGTTCCATGTGGGATAGACCTGTACACCGCCTACCCCTTCCAGTCCGCCAATAAACTCACGATATGCTGCCACATTGCCGCCGAAAGGTTTTTCGTTCAGGGCATTGATGATACGCTGCCGAAAATCATCATCCGTTTCCACATCATCCCCAGGAATCAAAATATCATCCATGACCGCCGTTTCCAGCCCCGGCAGGTAAGTGATGGGCAGGATGTTCCCTGTGTAATCATTGCCGATGATGCCAACGGTTTCCGCTTTCAGCTGGAATTCGTTAGGATTGTCTGTTGTGCCACTGACAATAAAATTGATGCTGTCCGCTCCATTGATGGTGGAAAACCTTGCGCCCAGAGGTACGGGCTGTGAAAATTTCCCCAGACGGACAGCTGCCGATGCTGGGTAACGTGTCAAGCCGGCAATGACTGCCAGAAGGTCTAAGGACTCGCCCACTGCTGTTGGAATGTAAGCGGAAAGCTGCACCTGATCCAGTGCCAGATAAAAAGCTTCCAGTCCATAAGCAGCAGCGCCAACAGATGTCTGGATGAGGCTGCCTTCCCGCTTGTCATAGGAATTGGATACCTGCCCCAGCATGGTCTGCAATAGGTTTTGGTATGTTTTGCTGCTCAAATCAATCAAGCCGTTTCCTCCTTTCTGCATGAAAAAAGCACCCACGACTGTGAGTGCCTATCTTCGTTTTTATTTTGCTTGGTCTGTGGATTCCAAATGTTCCCATTCAGCGTCATTATCATAATGATCTAACACCTGTACGCCTGCGGGGTCAAATACACTTGCTTTGATGATAATAACCTCGTTATCTTTTACAACTGCGCGGTAATTATAGGTATATTTCAGTTCCCCTGTAGCTGGTGTCGTGAAACTGCCGCTGCCGATGTATTCCTGCAGGTCTTCTTCGTAGTATGCCAAATGGTCTGACATTGTGTAGGTACATTCCGCGCCAACACTGGTATTCAAGCTTTCCAAAAAGATTTTATCTACCTGTTCTATCTTTGAAGAACTGCCCATCATAGCCACACAGCTCACCAGCCCAACAATGACCACCAGAATCAATACGATCAAACAGCCTTTTGCAGGTGTTTTTCCCTTGGAAGCCATAGCTTCTTCCCTTGTCACTGTCTGCGCAGATTTCTCCTGATCCAGTTTCGTCCCGCAGCTTTGGCAAAACAAGTCCGTTTCTCCCACAGCTTTTCCACATTTCTTACAAAATCTACCCATAAATATTCCCCTTTCCATTTTTCTCCATCATATCACAAATTGCAACTATAAGAAACAGAATTTCACAAAATATTGCTAATTGTTGAAAAATGTTACAAAGCGAAAACTTTTTGGGAATCATATTGTCATCCGCTGCGGAACCGGTCCATATACTGTCTGGACCGTAAATTCTACGGTCAAACTATCCCCATTCACCTGATAGGAAAAATCCGTGATTTCCGTCATGCGGTTATCTGTACGGATGGCGTCTTTCGCTCTCCTCTGAATCTCCAAAGCCACATATCCGGGATTTTGCCCAACCAGACCTTCCCATTCCATGCCAAAGTTGGGGCTGTAAATCTGCCAAAGGAACCGCTCTACGGAAAAAAGGATCTCCACTGCCTGTTTCACAGCAGTGAATCCGTCAGCCATGCCAGAGATACGCCCTGTTGCGGGATTGACATACCATGTGTAAGACGGCTGTTCCGTAAAGGTCACACCTTGGGAGATATTGATCACATTTTCCGGCAAAGTTGCCATTTCTCACACCTCCTGAAAAACTCTGGACAAAACCACATACTTCTGCCCGTGCTGCACCCGCAGCATCAGCACCTTGTCCCCTACTTCCAGCCCTCTGTTTAACGTGATAAAGCCATCATTTGGCAATGCCTGCCCATTCTCGTAGCAGGTGATACCCGTCAGCTCTGTGGAACACTGACCGGCGGGCTGGATGGTGGCGTCTGTGACAGTATGGTTGTGGGTGGTATCATGGCTATGTGCAAAAGTCGTTACTTTCTTTTCCACAACCGCAGCTGTCAAATAGAGTACCTGCGAACGCAAAGGCGCTGCCTGATTGTCTGTTGTGATTTCCAGCGGCTTCACCTTTGTGACCGTCCCCACTACCAGATCGGTGGGCTGCATGGCTTTGTTATTTGCCTGGGAAATCTGCTGTAATACATCTAATAATTCCACGCTATCACCTCAAATTGCCAACGTATCAAAACTCATGGTGTGTTTTTCATTCTCAAAAGTATGGGTGATTTTTTCAATCATAACCTCCTGATCAAGATCAATGTCCCCCAGCCCCTGTATTTTCATCAGAATCATCATACCAGCCCGCAGCCCCAGCACCCCCAGAGATTCCACGCTGAGGGTACGCAGGCGGCGGTTATAATAGGACAACATGGTTTCCGCCTGCTCCCGCATCTGGGCGGTATTGGTTTCCCCATCTACGGTCTGATACAGCCGCAACAGCCCCCACCGACCGATATTAGCAGGATCCTTGGCTTCCACCACATCCGCCATGCCGGTTTCCTCGTTTTCCCGCACCAGCTTGATGCTGTTGTATGTCTGTTTGTCGATGTCCGTTTCATATTTGTAATCTGTCACCAAAGAGCGGTCACCCAGTACCACATCGGTTTTCATGTTTGCCGCTTCCCGCAGGCTCAGACCGTTGCCGTCATCGAACAGTACAAATACCTTTCCGGTGTTCAAAAGTGTCTGCTGGATGGCTTCCTCAATGATATCCAAACAGGACTGGTCATCCTCCAGCAAGGAAGGAATGGGGTATCCCGTGTCCTCGATAGTACTGACCGGAAGCTGGAAGTCCGCGGCGATCTGCTGTAAAATCTGCCCTGCCGTCTGCCCGTAAAAGTGATAAGAAGCATTGGCTTTTAGGTACCGCATACTGTCGTAGCAAGTCACCTCAATGATGCCCCATCGGTCTTTGCTTTTATGGAATACCCAGCCATGGAACACCAGCTGCCCATCCACGGAAAACCGTACCACATCCCCCTCCACAAAGGAGATGCCGCCAGCTTTGATGAGCGTAAAGGTAAATTTCCCCGGGCTTCCTGTGCGGTTGGTGGTATAGCTTGCTGTAGACACACAAGGGGCAGCATCCCAGAGCTTTCCTGTTCGCTTTTCCGTGATCAAAAGTTCTGTTTTCACTGTGTATCTACCCCCTGTAAGTCTCCTTTTTTACACCAGCCCAAAGCCCCGCCGGATTCTGATTTTACATGTACTGGATATGGTCTGTCATTGTCATCATTGATGATACGGGACACCACCACCCGTCTGCCGTTTCCGCTTCCGGAAGGCTTGTCACCATAACTGGAATAAAAATATTTTCCGTTTAAGGTTGCTGTCATACCCACATATAGCTGTCCTTTTGGAATACTGCGTGTCTGTTCTGTAGTGGCTGTGGCGGGCTTTTCTGCCGTTGCTTCTGTCTGGATCTGAATGGTAAGAGGACTGTAGTCCCGGTATTCCGTCAGTTCCAAGGTATAATAAAAATCTCCGGTTTCCCCGCCTCTCTCCTCTGTCTGGAAGCCTGTCACCAGCACATAAATACCTGGGTCGTTGATAAAATAAGGAGTACCATCTTCGTAACATCTAGAAACAGCATAGATCAGCACTTCTTTGTTTGCCATAGCACTTCGGAAAAAGTTGATGTAAAACTCTGGCGGTCGGAAATCACCGCTGGTCAATGTCATACGGTCGATGCGCCCAGGGAAATAGCTTTCGATGGTTACTTTCTTTAGGTTTGGGATTCTCGGTACCATAATGGGACCAATACCCAGCACATTATACTCCTCGTTTGCGCTATCCTGGGAAACAGGGATTTTTTCTGGGTTGACAGGAAGTCGATACACCAAGTCATCTGCTACATTATGTCTCTTAAAAAACAGACCAAAGTCATTTTTCGCTGACATATTTTATACCTCCTATACCCTTGCCGTAGATTTGGCACTACCTGCTGCAAGCTGTTCCTGCAAGATCAATGCCATAACATCCGCCATCGCTTTCCTGTCGGCTTCTGTGTTGCCGGTATTGGCGCCATTTACGGTGATGACCGGCGTCTGCGCCGTCAGATTGATTTTATTGACATATCTTTGGGTAGCCATATCCACCATCAGCTTGATGTCCTCTTTGGACATGTCTACGGATTTTTTCATACTGCTGACATCTTTTCCGATACCGCCCAGTGTATCGTTGATGTCTCCCAGAGAGGTGCCGCCTGCGGAAAAGTTACCCAGATCAGCACCAACGCCACCGCCAAAAATATTGGAAAAGAAATTGGAGCCTTTATCGTAGCCGGAAGAAAATGCGCTGCCATAGTCTTTATATTCCATAGGAGAGAAATATTCTTTCCAGCCGGAAGACTCTTTTACAGCAGCTGACTTTGCCCCAAGGGAACTGATATAAGATTCCAAACCACTGGTCAGGTTCACAGATGCCCATGGGAGTTTGTTGATCAGATCCTCCAGCCCTTTGGCAATATTCAATATATAGCCCAAAACGGTCTGCGCCATATCATAGAAAAGCACTTTCACCGCAGCTACAGGATTGTTAAACACATTCCCTATGAAATTTGCAAATACCGCAAAGCCGTTATACATGAACGCCACAGTGTTATAAACATGGGCGCCCAGCATCGACATTACACCGGCAATGATGCCTGTTGCAGATACTGACGCACCTGTAAAATGGTTATAGGCAGCCACGCCAGCATACAACGCCCCCACAATGAGTGCCAATCCCATCAATACCCATGTGATAGGCGATGCCATAAGGGCACTATTGAAGAACAATGTAGCCGCACTCGCAGCTGTTGTATTACCAGTCAACACACCATAGCCAAGTGACAAAAAATCAACAGCAAATTTATATGCTGTCGTCGCAATGGTAGCGATTTTCGTCCAGTTTGCTGCTACCTGAAAGATAGCAAAAGCCGCACCAGCCCCCAATACCAAAGGACCGATGATTGCAATGTTATTCGCAAGCCAAGAAAGACCAAGCAGCACAGGACGCAGCCCCATAGTTGCGTAGTTTTGGAATTTAGTCCAAACCTGTCCCCATGTCATGGGCATTTCTTCAAATTTTGCATTGGTTTCCTCTGCCGCGGCAAACATGGCATTTTTTACGATATCTGCTGTGATAGCCCCTTCAGACGCCATCTCTCGCATCTGCCCAACATTCACCCCAAGATAATTGGCTATGGTTTGGGCAATCATAGGGGTTTGCTCTAAGATAGAGTTCAGTTCTTCCCCTCGCAGTACACCAGATGCCATGGCTTGTGTCAGCTGCAGCATAGCAGCTTGCCCTTCCATGGTGCTGGTACCTGAAATCGCCATTTGTTTGTTCAGTTGTTCTGCAAATGCCACGATTTCCTGTGTACTGCCAAAAGCATCACCGGCAAGCAACCCCAATTTGGATACCATCGCAGACATTTCTGTGTAAGAACCTCTGGCACGGTTGGCACTCTGGAAAATCATGCTGTTTAACTGTGCAGTGGTTTGCAGTCCATCATTGACCATATCCAGCCTTGCTGTAGTGGATATCAAGGTATCTGACATCTGCAGCAATCCCTTGACACTCTGCATCCCAATATATCCACCGACCAGCCTTTTGACAGATGTGGTCAAACGGTCTGCCGAACCAGTACCACTTTCCATAGACTGGTTATACTCTTTCTGTGCTTTGGCAGCGGCTCTTGCCTGCCGTTCCGCTTCCTTTTCCGCCGCAGCGGCAGCACGGATACTGGCTGTTTGTGCCTTTGCCTGCGCCGCAGCCAGTCTTTGTTCCGCTGTCTGTACTCGTAAAGCCGACTGATATACGCGCGCCTGCTGGGCTGCCATTTTGGCAGCCGCAGTGGTTTCTTTTGTGACAGCTCCACTTTGCTCCATCATTTTGATGTAAGCACCAAGCCCAGCAGAAAACTTGTCCTCAATGGCTAATACTTCTCTGATATTACCCATTACATTCCATCTCCTTTCTCTGCTGTTCTCTGTCGTGAATCTCCTTTGTCACAAATTCAGCAATCAGAACCCGTTCCGGATATGGAAGTTCTGCATATTGGTGCGGCAGCATGCCGAAATTTACAAAGCAATAGTATGCAATCATCGTTTCCGCATCGCCGCCGCCAATCAGTTTTTTGCTTCAGTTACTGTTGCGTCGTCAGCAGTAAAACCGGAAAGTTCACTGATTTTTTCACCCAGCAGAGCAAACTCGCCAGGACGCAGCATTTTTACGACAACTTCGGTCGCGTCCATGGTCCCATAAGCGTCACAAAGTTCTTTGTCCGTAAAATCAGGAAAAACTGTTGCCGCTACAGCCAGTTTTCTGCGGTAAGTGATCAGATCAAATTCTTTGACCATCTGACCGTCTGCTCCTCTTACCTTACGGAAACTCTGACGATTCAATGCATCATTTTCTTCCTGTGTTACAGATCTAATTCGGAATGGAACCACTTTCCCTTCTTCGTCTTTGAAACGATCAGAGATAAACACTTCCTTTTCTTCATGTACAGGGGTGGGGTTCAAAAATGCAAATAATTTACTCATTTATATTCCTTCCTTTCTCAACCGCCATAAGACGCAGGCTCGTTAAAGCTCCGCAGTTTGGCTACTCTGGTATATGTGAAATTGAATTCAAAATTCAGCATGGCTTCCTCACTGTCCAAAATGGAAAGCGGGATAGAACCGGTCAGCTCACATCCATAATAAGCAAGGGACTGACTGCCAATGGTATTAGACGCATCTTCGTTGGTAATCTGCAGATCAAACTGCGGCATATTACCGGTATTGATATATTCCAGCACCATGTCACGCCAAATATCATTACCATAGTAGATATTGCCTTTCCCAGTCTGCTTTGCACCATTAGCTTTGTTCTGGATGGTTCTTGTTCCCACCACACGCATTTCCTTGCCCTGGATTTCCGCATAGGTATAGATGTTCATCATGCTCGCAATTTCATTTTGCTTTCCATTTCTGGTAACGAAGATCTTCCCCTCGGCACCATTGACGGTATCTTTTGCTAATAAATACTTGCCCACAAGCACACCTCCTTACGCTACTGTAATAACCACGTACAGTTTTTCCGCTGCGTCCACAGGCTGAATCTGCAGATTGATAACAACCGCATCAATATCGTCCCCCGGCAACACCTCCACGTCATCCGGCTCAAAATTCTGGATGGCATTGTTTGCCTGCATTTCCTGCAAGTATCCCACAATGACAGCTTTAAACAAATCCCGTCCTGTCGCGTTATTGTCTACCACACCGATGAAGTTCTCGGAAAACTGCATATACAGGTCATTGGCGATGGTATGCAGGGTACGGATAACACGGTTCTTCTGATAGGGTTTGGAAATATCCGCGGTGAAGGTTGTCAGGCTGTTGATGTCGGAATCCACTTTCACAGCCCCGTTTTCTGCAAAAACTATGAATTTCCCTGCCTGCAACGCCGCAATGATCTGGTCATTGGTCAGCGCCGGTGTCACAGATACGGCATCAAGATATTTGGCATAGGTCAAAGATTCATTGTAGTTTGCCCCCGCCTCTGCGCCGCCTACCCACCAACAGAGCTGTTTGCCTGTCAGTGTGGTACCATCTGCAAAGGAAATACCTGTAATGTCTGAGCATACATTGATGACAAAGCGGCTGTCAGGGACATTCAAGCCATAAGCAACCAGCTGGGAATATCTGCCCTGTGTGTTGGCAAGACGTTCCACAAAGTTGACCATTGCCGCCTGTACGGTGCTGTCGTTGCCGTCATAAATGAGAATGTCAAAGTCATAGGCTTCAATATTGGACAGGAATGTGGTATAAGCTGCTGTTTCCACAGTACCATCTGCACCTGTTGCCAGTTTCACACCTGCTGTTTCCGCAAGTGCGCCGGTGCCGCTGAATGTGACCCATGCATTGGCTTTCAGCTCTTCCACTTTTTTTGCCGTCTGGGTATCCACCACGGCACCGTCTACAACAGTCTGCACATCAAAGGTTCCTTCCGCATCCGCCTGTTCTGTCACCACAATGGTGATATCATTTCCTCTAACGCCGGGATAAAGGGCTGTGGCTGTCATCTGTCCCTCTGTCACCGTTGCCTGCACAGAACTGCTTGCAGCAGGACGATACAACAGAACTTTTGTGGCACCGTCTGTCCGGTCACTGCCTTTGAAGATTTCCTGCAAAAACCGTGCCTGTGCCGTGTAAATGGGATAGCCGCAAAAGGGAGTCGTATCTGCCCCTGCTTCCACTTCCATGACCTTTCCAACAGGTCCCCAACTCATAGGCTCACAAATGGCAACCACACCACGGCTGCCAATGGACAGCCCTCTCTGGGACTCTGATGTAAAATTGATATAGACGCCCGGGCGCACCTTATCCTGTTTGGTCCATGTTCCACCTGCCATTATTTCTCACCTCCAAAAAAGGCATCCACCGCTCTTTGGGCTTCTGCCATGGTATAAGTTTCTTCTGTCAAAATCGCCCGCAGGAAATCTTGCTGCACATGAGAAAAGCGCTTGCTTTTCAGCAGCGCTTCCCGTTTGTACCGTTTTTCCTGGGACTTGTTTTCTTTTTTCATTCCACCACTTCCTCATTGTATTTTTCAATGGTCTGCATTTTGATGGTTTCTTTTGGAATCCGAACACGCTCTTTGATTTCAAATCGATAATGCAGTTCGTTCAGATCGATGTCCCATTCCCTGTCATAGGTACGAATCTGTACCGGTTCTGTCTGGATGCCGTCCGTGTATGGGAATGTTTCCATGTGTAAGTCCAAAATCTCTGCTGTCTTCTGGTATCTCCGCTGCAGATCGGGCAGATTGTATTCTTCCAGACAGGTCAAGTCTAAGCCAATGGTACGCAAATAGTACCCGCCAGTTTCCAGCTTGATGTTGCTGTACCGTTGCTGCAGAAACATACAGGGTATTTTGGTACCCTGCTGATTTGGGTCTTGGTAGAAAGAAAATTCAGGTAAAAATAGTTTCAGATAGTCCGATAAAGAATCGGCAACCGTTTCCACCGTATAATTCATTCCATCAACCCCCTTATCTTTTTATCCAGTTCTGACAGCACTGTTTTTTCATAAGCCTGTTTCCCTTTGTCCGCCATAAACTTCCCTTTGACATACTTTGTTTTGGTACCCACGACCATGCCCTCATCCTTGTTTGGGTTATACTCCAGCAGACCGCTGTCTTCGTTGATGTATAGCCCCGGTACAAAATGCTGATCCATGCGGTGTCCATTATTCACATAAGAGGCATAGTTCAGATTGTTCCGCAGTTCTGTTTCCACTTTATTTCCCGTAATCTGCGGCTCTGGTTTGCTGTCTGTTGACCAATGCTGTTTCAATTCCCCGCTGCGGGTGTTTGTGCCACGCAAATCACCCGCTGTGGGCGGTGTGGCATCTGTTGCAGCCTCTATGGCACGCAGGGTAGCGTCCTTTGCCACCTCTGCCAGTACCTTTGGGACATCTTCCTGTGCTTTTTTCAGCTGTTGGATGCGCTGCTGTAAGCTGACTGTAAAACTCATAACATCACACCCTTTCCTGCTGCAGCAGATGGATTTCCTGATGAGCAAGTCCTCCCATGATGTTCCCCACCGGTTCTGGGTAGTAATTTGGGTCTGACGCAAAGGCTCTGATATTAGCAAAATTCCTGCCAATCCTTGCGCCACGATGGATGATCAACTCATCACCGGAGCGGATATCCACATCTAAACCACAAGCCAAGCTGTCCTCCTGATTGATATTTGCCGCTGTCTGCTGCATCTGGATGGCTTTCTTTCCGGAACGATATACCCGGCAAGGAACAGCTGTCAAAACCTGTTCTCTGCTGTTGGAAATCAGTGCCTTTGATTCATCCGACACCACACGCCAAACATCTACTGTATCGGTATACCATGCGTCAAAATTCATCAGCCGCACCTCCTAAATGACAAGGGTGCCGCCCATGCCCACCAGTCTTGCTTCTGTCGCCAGAATCTGACCATACTGGGTGGCGTTCAGACTGCCCCAGTCCTCTGTAGCTTTGGTCAATGCAGAAGTGTCATAGGTCACGCTGGTATCTCCCAGTGTTTCCGATTTCACCACGCCCACCAATGCTCCTGTGGCTGCCGCCTGTCCTGCTGTTTCACTGGCAGGGGAAAAGGTACGCAGATACAGGGTCCCATAATGGGCTACATACAGCCCAGCTGCATACCGCCAACCGTCCAGCCATTTATCCGGCTGGATAGATGTATTCGCTCGGCTGATAAACTGATTCAGCATAGTTTCCGGCAGGAGGGATTCTCCATCAGCTGTAAAAAACTGCGGGAAGTCCTGCTGGAACATTTCCGCTGTATAATTGCCTACCGCATGCCCGATATTAGACGCAGCGGCTTTGATACCCAAAAACTGTGGTTTCATACAGAACATCCCGCATCACCTCATTTCTTCTTTCTCTCAGGTTTTTCTGCTTCTTCAGACTTTTTTGCAGCTTCCTGTTCTGCCTTTTCTGCTTCTGCTGCAGCTTTGGCTTTTTCTCTGGCTTCCTGTTCTGCCTTTTCTGCTTCTGCATCCGCCTGTTCCAGCGCGCTGTCCTTTGTGGTGGAAGAAACTGCAATCTTCCCGTCTTTCACCAGTTCTTTGAAGTATTTTGTTTTTGTCACCCAATCAGGCACAGAGCCGATGTAATCTTTGGGGATCGGATATGCCTGTCTGCCATCAGGGCTGGGGATGATGATGTTTCTTTTGGAAATGATAACTGTTGCCATCTGTCATACCTCCTTATTCGTCGCCGCCAATGCCGTCCCAATATGTCACGGTGTTAGGATACATCATTTTGATTTCGGAAATATTCGCCATATACGCAGTGTCATAGCACACATGCGCCACATTGGGCTGTGTCATGATTCTGTTCAGGGGAACCAGCTCATCCAGACCAATAAAGCGTTCATGGTTCACATAAACGACCATTCTGTCTTTACCGCCGGTACCTGCGCCTTTGCACCACGCAGTTGCACCGATATACAGCTGACCTTTGCCGTCTTTGTTGACAATATTGTTTTCCAGCAGATAGTCCAAAATGCTTTTGGTTGCCAGTTCAGAAACCTTGGTATTCACCAGATACAGATACTGTTCATAAGGTACCAAAATGTGATTCGGGATAGCTGCCGTATCAAAACCAGCCGCTTCCCAGGTAGCAGAAATAGCAGTATTGATGTCCAGCAGGATTTCATCCGGTGTTTTGTCTTTCCAGTTGCTGGTTCCTTTCGCGCCGTCTGCCACAGTGGTTTCCGTCACGTCAGGATGATTTACCAGACCATAAGTACCATACCGCGCAAAACCAGCATAGACATTCTCGTCCATGTGTTTGTCATAGCTCAAACGGACACCCTCCTGCAGCAGCTGATCCAGACTTCTGCCAATGTAATTTGCTTTCTGCATATCCACAAACATGATGCGCAGTGCCACAGAATATACATGCGCCTTAAACAGCCCTTTGTCCAGAGAAGCCTGTACAATAGGAATACCGTTTGCGCCACCCGCTGTGATAGGGCTGTCACCACTACCACCTGTTACACCATATTGCACAGACAAGGCAGAAGCAAATTCTACCCAACCGCCGCCTGTTTCGATGGGTACATCTCTAGGATATGTCACACTGGTCAGAGGCTGCCGGATGATCGGATCTCTTTTTTCCAGCTCGGAAGTCAAAAACGCATTGCCGGAAGCAATCCCTGCTGCGTCCATCACAGGCATACCTACGGGATGTGTCTGTTTGGGAGTAATGATGCCACCGTCAAAGACACCCATATAGTTATAACTCATATCGTTCCCTCCTTACGCATTGTTCATAGTCAGGATGCGCAGTTCTGCAATACCATTGGCATCTGCAGGACCTGCCCACTGACAGTTGGTCAATTCTACTACTTTGCCGCTGTCGTCTTCTGCCTCGAATCCGCCAACCTTAGCAGTAGAGAAGCTGCCATTTTCTGTTGTACGGACAAACACCTTGCCGCCCAGACTGGGAGTACCTCTCTGGCAGAAAACATTGATGCTGCCTCTCTGGAATACAGGCACCGCTTCTGCAGGTGCGTATTCACCTTGTCCCTGATTGAGATAGTTCAGAGAGCTTTTCACCTCTCTGGCAGCAATGCCCACAAACTTATCCGCTGTGGAAGACGCCCCCATCTGTACCACTGTCACACCGTCAGCGGCATATTCCAGTGGTGCGCCGAAAGGAATATTTGTGCTGCCACCCGCGGGTCTTGTGTTGATAATCATATCAGGCTGTCTAGCATAAGAACCAGCCTGACCATTCGGCATACCAGTGCCGATCACCTGTGTATTCAGTCCCATATCTTTCACACTCCTTTTTTAATTCTGTAAATAACCAGCTGCTCTCAATTTTTCGAGAAGCCCGTTAAAATCTTCCTGAGTAGGTGCTGCAGCAATATTGGCAATAGCAGGCATCTGCTTTACTCCTCCCAAAGCCTCTGGTGTGGCAGCCGGAAGGGTATAAGAAGGTCCTGCCGGTCCTTGTGGACCTGCTGGTCCGGGTTCACCCTGAAGACCTTGTGGTCCTGCTGCGCCTTTTTCACCCGCTGGTCCCTGTGGACCCGTTTCTCCTTTTGGTCCGGCTGGTCCCATAGGACCTTGTGGTCCTGCTGCGCCTTCTGTTGGTCCGATATATGCTATTCTTAATTCAGCAATGTCGTTTTCATCGGCAGAACCATTCCATTGGGCATTCACCAGCTGGATAGTATTTTCCCCATCTTCTGTAGCTTCCAGACCGCCAACCATAGCATCTGCAAATAACGGATTTTCTGCCACTCTGACATATACTTTGCCATCAATGATAGGGTTCCCCCTTTGACACAGCACATTGATGCACCCACGCTGGAATACAGACACAGCGTCTTCCGGGAAATATGCTCCTGTACTCTGTGCCAGATAATCTACTGCAGTTTTAACTTCGCGCCCAGCAATCCCAACGAACTGATTGGCTGTGTCCCCTGCTCCCATTGGTAAGACTGCGCCATTCTCTCCACGTTTCAATGCTGTTCCAAACAGGATTGGCATTTCTCCACCCAAAGGCGCAGTATTGACGATCATATCAGGCTGTCTGGAAAAAGAACCAGCAAAACCATACTGCATGCTTTTTCCAATGGATTGTGTTTGTAAACCCATACGCTCACCGCCTTATTTGTTTAAGTGTGGATTGAATTTGGCATAAGCTTCCTTCTGCTCTGCGCAAATGGTACTCATGTCTTTACGCTGGCTGGATGCTTTCTTTGCGCTGTCCTGAGTAGCGGCAAGGATATCTGCCCCCATATTGCCGGAACGGATGGAAGACAGTACCGCATCTACGACACGGGCGCGTTCCTCCTTATTTTCAATAGCTGCCACAGCCGGACGAATTTTTTTCAGAAGCTCTGCGGTGAAAGCATCACCGGCAGTACATTTTTTGTCTTCCATTTCTTCTGCAGAAATGGTAACTGCCTTTTCCGGCTCTGCTGCAGGTTCTTCCCCGACCAGACGGGCAATTTCTTTGTCAATGTCGGATTCATCAGACATTTTCTTTTTGTCCATCTGATTTGCTTCCAGGAAAGCCCCCATCATTTCGATGAGTTTATCCAGCTTTGCACCAAGATCGCCACCCTGCATACCATCTTTTGTTTCTTTGGGCTGTTCTTCCGTTTTCTTTTCCGGTTCAGTCGCAGGAGCTGGTGCCACCTCTGCATCCAGTGCCGTTGCCGTTGTTTCTACCATTTTTTCCAGTTCTTCAGGATTGGCATCTTTTGCCGCGCTCCCAAAGAGCTTCAAAATCTCTGTTTTGAATTTACTCATGTGATTCACTCCTCTTTCTGGTTGTTTATCTTTGATGGCTACCTCATGCCCAGCACGCCCAGCCGGTACCACCGCCACATGGTTCCCTCTGATTTGTGTTTGTCGGTACCCGTTTCCATCAGGTACATAAATGCAGGTATAACCGCAGGAAACCTCCCGTTTCACACCATTTTCAATGTCACTAATGAGAGACGCATCTGTGATATGCAAGTCTGCCACCAGCTTGTCACCTTCCCTGCGCACGTTCTGGACATGCCCCCGACTGTACGCCCCTGCTGTTTCCGGCAGAAGGTTGTCGGGCGGATGATTGTCTGTGACGATCTTTCCCTCAAAAGACGCCATTGCAGCCGGAGAAAAAACATCCTCCTCGTAGCGGTTGACAGTGATGATTCTTTCCGGATCGCCGTCCAGACCAAGTTCCCTTGCCAGATATTCCATGGTACCTGTGCGGGCAATGGGGACATTTTTGCAAATCAAGAATCCCTCATCCGTTTTTGTCTGGTTGGGGCTGATTTCGGTACCGTAATATGTCAGCATTTATCTCACCCCCGGTACCAGTTTTTCCTGATCTGCACTCTGTCCCGTCAGTGCTTCCACCAACATATCAGTCAAGATACTCTGATGGTCTGTTTCGTCTGCATTGATTTCCAGCAGCTTTGTTACGTGCTTCTGTGGTGCCAGCGCAAGAATTGCTGTATAAAGGCGTACTGTTTCTGTTTCAGCCGCAAGGGCTTTCTTCAAAAGTTCAACATATCCTTCCATAGTGCCTCTCCTTTCTGGTAATTCTGGTGGTGGGGGTGGCGGTTTGTTGGGCGCCAATCCTGATCTTACCATGTAATTATTTTTCATCGGTGGTCCTTCCCTCCTTGCGATATAACTGCATCCATTTCTTGTACTTATCATCCCCCAGCCGCTTATGTTTCCGGAAGGTTTCAAATGTCTTAGGCACCTGATTTCCCAGCGTCATGCGGTATGTTTCCCACTGCCGATAGTCCCGCAGCCAGTCAGCCCTTGCCGTTTCTTTTTTCCGGTAGGCGTCTATCTGCTTTTGGGTTCTTGGGTCCATGGTGGGTGGGTTCTTTTTGAAACTGGAAAAATCTTTGATTTTCTGTATTTCTTCTTCACTCCTGCCTGCCGATGTCCATGGCGTCAATACATGCAGGCATTCTGGATGGATATTCAAATAACTGTTGGTCAAATCATTGGGACCTGTTGGGTCAATCTTACCAAAGGCAGAAGACAGCGGCGGGAAGTTTGGGTCTTTTCCGCTTTTGCTGTAAACCCGACCTTCCAGCGGTGCGCAGATTTTGCAAGTAGTTCCATGGCTGCTGATTTTGTACAAATCGTGTTCTTCGTCTGCCGTCAGTGTTGCCAGCACTTCCGCCTGTCTGCTGGTGGTTCGTGCCACCATACTGCAATAGGTATGCAGGCTCCATCGTCTTCCGGCTTTGTCTACAAAGGCGGTCACGCCTTCTCTTGCCAATGCCTGAAAGATGTCATTCGCGGCTTTCTGGGCGCCTTTTCCCATGGCTTGTGTCTGGGCTAATGTTCCCAAAGTAACCCGGCGGAAAATATCCCCCTGCGTTCTGCCGATGAGGGCATTTTGCAGGGTGTTCTGTGCCGTTCCTGATGCTTCCACAATTTCTCCCATGAGGTTCGTCACCAGACGGTCGATGATGCTGTACTGCGCTGCCGTCAACGCCTCCGCGTTTTCATATCCTCGGACATGTTTTTCCACTGGTTCCAATATCTTACGGGCTTCTGGTACCCGAACATAAAACTGTTGTTCTACCATCTTTGGTACATATTCCCAGCAGTCTGTTTCCATCTGTTTCAAGATAGCCTGTATCCGGTTCAGGGCAGCCACAGCATGATAATCTACCAATCCTTGAGAACGCAGCCGTCCTATTTCATTGATGATGGCTGTTTCTGCTCGCAGGAATATAGCTATCAGTTTTTCCAGTTCTTTTTCGTTTGGTGCTTTTTGAATTGGCATCTATCACGCCTCCTCAAACCCCAGTCCCATCAGCGGATCCCGCAGCGCCGTCACATCCTGGAAGGTCTTTCCCTCGTTGCCTTTGATGGTTTCTTCGGAAATCGTATCAAACATAGACGTTTCCTCTGCCAGTTTTTTCAGTTCTCGCTGAGCAGTTGCCTGATCCAGCAGGTTTGCCTGAAAGGCGGCAATGATGGTTTCGGCTTTCGCCTTCGCGATCTCTGCCACTTCTTTGGCTGTTGGCGTCCATAAGGGCGGGAATTGAATGTCCATATCTTCTGGAACGCCGCCCCACACGCTCATGGCAATGATGGGCAGCAGCTTTTCCAGAATGGGGCGCAGCTTGCTTTCCCGCAAAGTGTCCACATAATCGTAATAGTTTTGCAGATCACTTTCCCCTGTGGCGTTCAGTCCTGCCGGCGCACGCCCAAACAGCTTTGTCACTGGAATCCTGCTGGCACCGGATAAGTCAAGGCACATACTGTCATAGATCTCCTGTAAACCCGTAAAGGTGTACTGGGTATTTTTCACCGAATCACCTTTATTCACCAGCTGCATGCCGAAATTGGATTTCAGCACGTTCTGTGCCTGCATCATGTTCCAGAAACGCTGCTGGATGGCAGTGGGCGCAACGGAAAAAAGCTGATCCAGATTTTCCACCTCCATGGAATCCACATTGGCACGGAAGGTCAAAGCAGCCATATTCGCTGCCACATTGTCGTGTTTCACCACGTCCGCATAGAGGGCTTCCACCTCCGATTCGCCCCAGTACATTTCTGCCATCTTTTCCAGATAAGGCAGTTCCCGACCGACAAAACGAATGATGCGGGAATGATGTACAGATACCACCGTACTGCCATCTGCCATATTGATGTCATAGTATTTGGGCAAGCCAAAATCAGGGTCTGCCAAATCAGAAACCAATTCCATTCCGGGCGTGATGCCAGACCATCGGTCTACGATATACAGCCCCGCAAAGGTGCCGGGCAGTATGGTTTCCAGGTCAAGGGGTTTGGACAGGTCTTCCTGCCCGCGAATCAAAATCAATCCCGCCGCGCCGCCGTACAGCCTGCCCCAGCGCATCCCCTCATTGATGCGGTCATATAACTGCGTTTGACGCAGGCAGCGGTCAAGCGCCTGCTGATACTTTGGAGCAATGGCACCGGATACCGTAAAGCCTTCCCGCAGCATATCATCCGGTATAATACCCACTACATTCTGTACCACCCAGTTTGAGCGATACAGGCTGTTCAGAAGGGCATAGTCGTATGTCATGCGGGTCAATGGGTACTCTGTTGCTTCCAATGGAGATTGGGAGCCGTAACCCAAATGAAAAAGCGGATTGCTGAATGCATCCGCTGTCTGTACCGGCTTTGCTGTGCCGGTTGTCTTTCTTTTCTTGCGGGACAATCTTCCCACCTCCTATGTCACCCGCCAGTCTGGCAGGGAGTTGATATAATAACGCAGCGCGTCTGGTCCATGGTCCTGTTCTTTCACAGGCTTTTCTTCTCCTCGCTGGCTGGCTTTCTCGTCCCAGCGATATGCCCCCAGCTCGTTCCGCAGCCCTTCGCATCGATGATGAATCTGTATTTGCCTGCGGCTCATGAGAGTGGACGTTTTTCTGATACCGTCCAGCACATCATTTTTTGCACTTATCACAAAAATCCCTCTGCTTTTCAACTCCGCAATGAAGGAAGCAGCAGAGGGGTCTACCAATACTGCACAGCCGCCTGTACCCATGAATGTTTCCAGATCGTCTGCATATTCCTTATCTGTTTTCTGTCGATGTTCTTCTCGGCTGTCCCAACGATATTCCCGATCGATACGAACCGTTTCCTGGTCGTCATATATATCCAGAAAGACACAAGGATTCGTGGTACCATAGTCAATGGCAATCGTTCTTGTGGACCGCCAGACCATATCCACAGGGGCTTCTGCCGTGCTGTAAACATTCTTTTCTGCAGAGAACATGTCATAAATCAGACCTTCGGGAGAGCGGCGCAAGCCCAAAATATCGCGGGCATACCAGATACTTTTCCGGTCATAGGTGGACAAAATCTTGCGCAGACTATCGTTAGAAACAGAAAGGTTATCAGCTATAGTGAAATGACCGTAGTTAAAACCATAGTCCGGATTTTTCTTCTGTTTTTTGGCATGGAAGTCTAGTATCGCTTTGTAGTACCAATGCCCATCCCCTTTTGGGTTCAAATCATGAAAAACTGCTCTTTCCGGACTAGAAAGGGTTCTGTCAAAAACTTCTTGTATAAAGATTTCTGTACACTCATTGGCTTCTGTCACATACGCCATGCCGTAGGTATTCCCTTTTATAAGTTTTTCATCACCATTTTTCCCGCCACCGGAAATCAAGACGATTTTTTCACCAATGGGTGTCTGCACATACAGGCAGTCACGTTTTTTGAATTCGCCTTCTCTGCAGCGTCCCTCAAAAAAGTTTTTCATGCCAAAGCCATCACAGTCCAGCACATTCAACTTTGCCGTTGCTGTGGATACCCCAGCGACCAGATGCAACCTGCTTGGGTGCCGTTCCAATCTGGTACAGAATGCTAAAGTGTTGACTACGTTCTTTCCGCCACGCTTCCCCCCTTCAGAAATATTCAGCCAATGGGTAAAGGTGCGGTCGAAATAGTCTTTCTGATTCTGCGAAAATGGAGCCGGAATGTTCATGCCTCGTCATCCCCTTCAAAGTCGTGGATGTTCCGATTTTTTCCAGGGCGCATGAGGATTTCAGCCAGCGCAACCATATTGCTGCCGGTATCCTGTTCCTGCTCTGGCTTTTCACCCCAGCCGCGGAAATTATTGATCAGGCTGAATTTTGCGCCGTTGACGCCGTCACGGTCAAACAGTCTGGCTTCCGCATATTCTTCAATTCTGGATTTCGCGCGTATAATCGTGTCAGCAAATTCTTTTTTGCCTTGGTATTCCATGAGGGATTGTCTGGACGCAAATCCCAACGCAAGTGCCAGACCTGTCACCGTTGGTGGCTTTGGCTGTTTGATATAGACCAATCCTGTTTTGGTGCATGTAGGACTCCCATTATCGTCCAGCAGCAATTCCCCTTCACATTCTTTGAAATACGCGTCTATCTTTTCCTGTATTTCTTCTTTCGTTCGAAATTTCGGCGGTCTGCCGACATACTTATTTTTCGAAACAGTCACAGCCTCCACCGTCCTTTCTGCCTCCAAAGAAAAAGGACGCCCCGTAAGGCGTCCCAAAAGAAAGGAGGATGTCTGTTTGTCTTTTTCCATGATACTACTATAGCACATATTCATGGGGCATTGTGGGGCATCTTTATGAAATTTCAAAATGATTCAGCGCATATCCATGAAGTTTGGTCACATGACGATAACTATATTTCATTTCAATCGCAATTTTCTCCCAACTCTGGTCCAGAAGATAACGTCTAGACAGGATTTCCTGTTCTGTTGGATCCGGGACCATGCTGATCTGCTGACGGATTTCCCGGTAAGTCACCATCTGCCTTTCCTTTTCCGCTTCCAGCTCCCGCACTAGCGCATCCCACCTTGCCGCATATCCAGACAGATCGGATGTACCACTACCATGCGGCAACCCATCCCCTAACCCAACAGGGCTTGTCTTGCTGGAACGCAGCTCGTCAATTTCCTCCTGAATCATTTTCGCCCTTTTCTTAGCTGCCTGATATCTGCGAAGGTACTGCTTCTTTTCTTCGTTGTTCATCGGTATTCTCTCCCCGTAGGTTTATGACGGATTTGGATACGCTCAATAAGCTCAAAATCACAGATTCGCAATAAATCTTTGATTATTCTGATGATGCGGTTGGCATCCTCATCGGCTTCCTGCTCTCGTTTATGTATGGCATGCAAAACTGGCGATGCAGTCGGGTCATAGTATCCGCTGCCATTGCGGCTGAGTTCGTCCATGGTCATTCCCCCTTTTCGTGAATGTTTCCGATGACTTCAAAATCTTTTTCTGGGGTAAAGTCATTCATCCAAATAGGATTGTACGCACCTCTATCAATTACAAATTGACATTGCTCAGAAAGATATTTTACAGCAACAGGGATTCCAGGTTTTTTGCTGCCAATTATTGAAATAATATCCCCCTCGAAAATTTTGACACCATTTTTATCTTTCAATCCTATGTACTGGCAAACCGTGGATGGGTCTATCTTATAAGTATTTACAACCGTTCCACCCGGAAATGGTTCAAAAACAGTCATTCGGTTCATTTCTTTTCCAGCGATAGAAGGAAAAGGATATCCCTCTACCCATTCGCCAGTATCCAACCGTTTCGCCTTAAACAAAATCTCTCTCATAGCATCCACTCCTAACTTTCCAGATCAATCGCTTCACCCATACGATAAGTTGCTCTCTCATCCGCCGCTTTGTTGAATGCTTTCACAAATGCCTTTGTTTCTTTTTCTTCTATCAGTTCATAAAGCATATCCTCTGCCCAATCTTCATACTGGTCATCACCAAGCATTTCCGTCAACGTGGTTATCAATTCTCTTTCATTGATCTGTACGGCATCTTTTACAGCTGTAAAAAATTCAAGATTATATCCCTCGTTATATGCAATACAGCTTGCGATTTCCCCTGCTTCAATGACTTCAGTCATTCCTTCTTTATATTTGACAATGATCAATTCACTCTCTGGTATCTGTGATAAATTTTTCATTTTTCCTCACCTCACGAATATTCTCTACGCCTCACAGCGGCTCACCCGTTACAAAATAATACACAAGCTGGATAAACGGCGTAAAAACTAAGAAGATTGATAAAGCGACAACCAGTAAAGTGCCTGCTGCGGTTTGCAAACGTGACTCTGTTCCGGATTTAAGTGCAAAGTATATCAGCACAAAAGCCAGAAACATCAGGGTCAGTTTATCTAAAACATAAAATACAGCTTCAAAAAATGTCTGGATATTCATGTCGATTCTTCCCACCTCTCTATGTTTTTTCTTTTTTGGGATTTCTCACTTTACTCTTATAAGCCTACAATATTTCTCATTTGCTTCTTTGGAACTGCAGGTCATTTAATGCCCGGTTTATATAATATGTCGTTTCTCCCAATGAAAGCTTTCCAGCCTGTTCAATCACCCATATCAGCTCTGATTTAGTGCAATCAGTTAAATTCATTCCATCACCCTAAAACTTTCTTTCCAATTCTTTCCAAGCTTCCTCTGTCAGCGGTTTGCCGCAATATTGGCAAAACTTCTTTTTTTGAAGAATCCATGCTTCCGGAAGTCCTTTTATTTTACATATCTTGCACGGTTCCCATTTTTCCCGCATTTCTTTTTCTTCCCCAGAATCTTTTCCACGTATCATAACCAACGCTTTCCGTGCAAAAAAGTATGCTTTAGCCTGTTCTTCACTATCAGGGACGGCAATCACAAAATATTGAATTGCTCTATCAACGGCTTCTTTATCCCCGATCTGGTGCAAACGAACATCTTCCAACATACTTACCGTTTCTCGCAAAATCCGGCAGCCATGCACCCCACAATTATGTTCATAGGCACATCCTAGGCAGACCAAACTTCCCGTTTCTACTTTCATCCGATTGAGTGCTTTTATCAAATCTTTCTGATTTAGCATATATTTGACTCCTTATCCAACCATGATTTTCTTCAACATTCCCATACTTTCAATTTTCTCCCCGCACATTTCCGGCAAATTTGCCCGAACAAGCGCTTCCGCAAATGGCGGCGGTACTGCATTGCCGCATCTCGCCACCTCGCTCCTAAAAGGTTCTCTCTGACAGTTTCTGATTCGCTTCTTTATAGTTCAATCTGACAGGAAGCAAAAGCATTCTTTTATCACCTCTTACTTCAGCCGATCCTCTGTTGGGAACAAAGGAGTCAATAAGAATAGGCTCTTTCTCAGTCCCAAACCGCAGGACAACAGCTTCCTTTTTATCGCAAAATCCCTTTAATGCTCGCACAAGAAGTTTTGGATTTACAGCGATTTCGTACTTTTGCTGATTGCGTTCAAAGCTTCTGTTCACCAAACTTACATCCATGTATAATCCAGGTGGTACTGCTCTCTGAGTATACTTAACCCCATTTGAAAATGAGATATCCATCATGCCATTCAAAATCTGGATAGATACCTGTTCTGCACTTTTGGGAATCTGGACAACGGGAAGCAAACAAACAAAATGTTCTTTTTCTTGCACTTGTGTCTTAGTTTCTACTGCAGCGTATCCGTCTGATGCAAACGCACATAAGACACCATTTTTATTTTCAAGGTGGATGAACCGCATTGGTTCCTTTTCATGTTTCGTGTCCAAGGCAGCACTGCACACTTTGTATATTTCTTTCAACTGGGATACATTCAATTCAATCTTCATAAACATTACCTCCCATATTTAACTTTCAAAGACTCCATCAAATCGTCCTGTACCTCTGTTTTTCCTTGTAAGCTTGCAAGTACCTGCTGGTCGACAGTACCCTCTGTAATCAAGTGATGAATGATCACACTCTCTGTCTGACCTTGCCTATACAATCTGGCATTTGCCTGCTGATATAGCTCCAAACTCCATGTCAAACCAAACCAGACTATGATGTGCCCACCTACCTGCAGGTTTAACCCATGCCCAGCACCAGCCGGATGTGCAAGCAGCATGGATATCTCCCCATTATTCCAGTCTGAGATATCTTGGCTGCTTTCTAATTTCCTTGCATTCGGAAACCGTTCCTTGATCCGTTCTAGGTCATGCCGGAAACTATAGAAGCACAATACAGGTTTTCCGCTCGCGGCTTCCACCAATTCCTCCAGCATATCCAGCTTTTTATCACTGGTTTTTACATAATCTCCATTACCCAGATACATTGCCCCGTTGCTAAACTGCAGAAGTTTTCCTGTCAGCGCTGCTGCAGTTGCTGCTGTAACTTCACCCTCTATAAACTGGATATACTGTTCTCTTTCAAATTTCTCATAGGCTGCCATTTCTTTTGGTGACAACGTTACCGTTTGAACACTATCTATCCTTTCCGGAAGTTCCAGCCAGTCTTCAGCTTTCATACTGATACAGATATCTGATATCTTTTGATTGATACTGTCCTCAGCTTCCGGCTTTGGTTTATAGTTAAAAATCGTTGTCTGGTTTCTTTGGTTTGGTGTAAAGTATCTTTCTCGGTACCCTGATATAGTTTTTCCTAATCGCTCACCGCCATCCAGTAAATAGATCTGGCTCCACAGGTCGATCAATCCATTTGGCGCTGGTGTCCCTGTCAACCCGATCACACGGCTGCTGCGGGATATGTACTTACGAAGCGCCCGAAATCTTTGCGCCTTTGGACTTTTAAAGCTGGAAAGCTCATCAATCACAACAGCATCGAACATCCAACCATCTCCTACTTGGGAAAGCTCATCGCATAACCAAACCACATTTTCCCGATTGATAATATAAATATCAGCCTCTCTGGCAAGCGCCCTCCGGCGTTGTGTCGGGGTTCCCAATATCTTTGATATGGAAAGCCCCTGCAAATGATCCCATTTTTTACTTTCCCTGCTCCATGTATCCTCTGCCACTCGCAAGGGGGCAATCACCAAAGCCTTTCCAATTTCAAATCGGTCGTACATCAGGTTATACAATGCAGTCAATGTGACTACAGTTTTTCCCAATCCCATTTCCAAAAATAAGCCGCAGCGAGGATGTTCGTATATATGCTCCTCCGCCAATTCCTGATATTTATGCGGGCTGTATTTCATTCTGGTTCACCTACTTTCTCACTGATTTCATTTACATAGGCTTCGACTCCACTTTTGCTGTCTATCACGTATACGTGAAACCCCAAACCTGTCAAAATTCTATGTACAGCTGTCTGTAAAGGTCTGGGCTTCTTCCCCTCTGACTTTAACTCCACAAAAGATACTTTTCCTCCCGGAAGTAAAACCATGCGGTCTGGCAAGCCTGACATACTAGGGGATACAAACTTTAATGGGAGCCATCCTTTCTTTTTGCATTCCTTGATGAAAAATCTTTCAATGTTACTCTCTTTCATAAAAATCCTCTTTTTTCCGTTTTAGAAAGTTACACGTAAAAACCTTGAAAATATCAGTAAAATTAAGTTTTTTGTAACTTTGTAACTATGTTTGCATAAAGGTCAACGAAATATAGAATTTATAGAGTGTATTTAGTTCTATAAATTCTTTAATTCAATATACTTACACATACAATAAAGTTACAAAGTTACAAACATATAGAAAAGGCTGATATTTCGGGAAAAACTTGTGTAACTTTCTATTTTTACAAGGTTACATTTTTCTAACAAAACCTTTCTGAACTCCGTAAATATCAGAAAACCGCAAACTTCTTTTCGCCCGAACCCATTCACCGGTTTTTTCGATGATGTCATTGATCTCCTTACTTTTTTGCCGTGTCAGGTCTTTTCGTTCACCACCAAACAGCTCGCACCAAATTTCTAGTGCACATACCTTATCCCGATATACCTCACCTTTGATTTCTGAAACATAAGGCTCGTTCCGAATAAAATCCCTTCTGGCAGATAACGCTATCTCATCCCAGTTTTTGGGTATCTTTTTATCAAGGAATGCAAGCACAGCACCCGCCAAAGGACTTTCTTCCAAATGGCTATCCTGCACTTCTTCCGCCATGCGTTTTATATCCTCATCCCACAGATAGAACTTCTCTCCATTCCGGAATAGGCTAACAGCTTCAGCCCAAATCTGATCCACGGTCTTTGCGTCTAGGTCATTCCATACATCCTTTACTGCCTTTTCCGGATGTACGTCCACCGGCAAAAACCGACGGTTCCCAGTCATATCTTTCAGGAAATCATACGTATTGGTGGTCCCAAAAAATACGCATTGTCGCTTATGGGTTTCTACATGATGCCCATAGGCAGCCCGATAGGAGTCTTCACTTTTGGAAGTAAATTGCTTTACAGTTTCTACCTCATACCGTTTCATGGCTGCCAGTTCGCCAATCTCGATGATCCAAAAGCCTTGAATCTGTTCATAAGCTTCTTTTCCCTGCATAGTCGTCAGGGTATCGGAAAACCAATCACGACCAAGTTTTTTGAGAATCGTACTTTTTCCGCATCCCTGCGGACCGACCAAAACCACCACATTGTCATATTTAATACCGGGGGCGAATATTCTAGCCACAGCTGCGGTCAACGCGATTCTGGAAACAGATCTTGTGTAGGCATTATCCTCTGCGCCCATAAATTCGATAAACAGCGTCTCCACACGTGGAACACCATCCCATACTACACTTTCAAGATAATCCCTTACTGGGTGGTATCTGTTTTCATTGGCTACCAGTCCCCATGCATCTTCAATATTGGCTTTCCCCTTGATCTGGTACACCTTTTCTATGTAATATCGAAGACCAGAATCGTCATTATCTTCCCAATCACGTTCTTTTTTATCCGGGTTCCATGGAAGTGACCCGAAGATACGATATTTTTTGGTAAATTCATTTTTCCGGATTTTTCCCTTCAGCAGAGGGTCATGACTCAGTATCATCTTTGCATTGTGGATCGTGGCCATATAGTTCCCTTTGCCGTCCACATCCATTTCTAATACCCAAGAGTCATCATCTTCATCTTCCGCAATGGAAATACCAGCAAAATCCTTTTGTGAACCAGCGGTCCGCTCTTTGTGCAGTGTCATACGAACACCAGCGTCATTAGATGCTAAGCACCGCATTTCCAAATAAGATGGCAGCTTTACCGTTGGCGTTCCTTCCGCTGCTTCCTCGTCCAGATCACGGAACTTATGTAGGCGGACAAGATCAAACGCATTGCACAGCACGCCGCCGGCAGGATCTGTGGCATGATTGGAGTAAATGAATTTTCCGTCATCATATATAACTGCACCGGCAGCGGTACTACCTGCAGCATAGGTATATCGGTTTTCCATTGCGCAAGGGAGATACACTCCTTGAAGAAATTTTTCCATAGCTTCTTCCACGTTATATGTTCTGCAGAAAGCACCAACAATCCCATTTTTAGAACACGGGTCTTCCTGTTTTTTCAGCAGTCTATCTTTCCTCTGCAGTGTTCGGCCAGACACAGGCCATTCGGATACATCTGTCCAATCCTTATATTGCTGCAGGATAGAATCTACAGACAGAAATTCACCTTTTCCAGTACGAAATACATACTCCCCATCCATGCTGGTGCTTGGCCAGTACATTAATCTATGCGGCTGGTAAGTTGTATCATCAAACTGGTCTATGCCAATGTTATCTGCTATTTTCCGCGCTACCGCTTCGTATTCTTCAGCTGTTGCCGACCGATCCAGGGGGATCAGAAGTCGCAGCCTAGGTTTTTCCGGTGTGTGCTTATGGGTAGAATACACACACCATGCGCAGGAAAGAAAAATGTCAAGCTGGTCACAGAAATCTACAGCCGCAAAGTCAGCATCCAGCGTGATAATATCTCGGCTTTCCACGTTTTCAGCTTTTCGACTTCCATTCTTCAGCTTTCCGGCAACGAAACCGCCGATATCCTTGATCTTATCCTGCTGTGACTTGGTCATGTTTTTATATTCGCCTTGTGATTCAGGGGTTCTGGACGTGGTAGACAACCTTTCTACAAGCGCCTCCCATGTAAATGTGGTGTTCTTCCATATCTTCGTTGTTCGGCTGTTTCCCGTCGCAATTCTTAATGGCCGCACTATATCACCCCTTTAATCGTCTTTTTTGTAATAGCTACACTCATAACCGGCGGCTGTCAATGGAAGTCCTGGCGCCCAGCTTATCGGCTTGCCCATCAAGCTGGTGACATCCTCAACAGATCCAGTTCCTTCCGGAACATCCAGTACAACTTCATCATGTACGTGGAAAACCGTTCTATATCCTTTTTGTTCCAAGCGAATAATACTTTCTGCTAGACAATCTCTCGCTACAGCTTGTACTATGTTTTCCACCAGCTTACCGCCCCAAGTTTCTAATTTTGTCCATGTCCTCTTGGTCTGGTCAACACCCATGTAATGAATAGAAGGGCTACCGAATCGGTTTTCTCCAATTTCCGGTTTGACGTATGCTATCCTCCTACCACTAGGAAGACCAACGAAAAGTATCCCAGCTTCTCTGATGAAGCTGATTCCATGACGGATTCTGGAGGGCTTTCCTTTGATTGCATCCATGGCAGCTCTCTCCACTGTTTTCCAGAATCTTGTGATAGCAGGATTAGATGCCCGCCACATATCCACCAATGGCTGCAGTTCTTCTTCTGGGATTCCCATTTCAAGTGCACCCATACTGGTAAGGGCTGATACACCCCCACCATAGCCTAATGCCAGCTCTGCGATCTTCCCTTTTTGTCGAAGATGACCATTGACTCCGTGCTTTACCACTGGTACTTTGAACATCTGAGAAGCTGACGCGCAATAGATATCACCACCTTCGGCAAACACGTTCAGACGCCAAATTTCATCGGCAAGGAACGCGATCACACGGGCTTCGATGGCAGAAAAGTCTGATACGATAAATCTGCAGTTCTCCGAGGGGACCAGCATGGTACGGATCAGCTCCGAAAGAGTCTGCGGGACAGAAAAAAGAGTCTGAAATAAATCATAATCCCCACTGCGAACAAGCTCTCTGGCAAGATCCAAATCGGCAAGATGGTTTTGTGGAAGATTCTGCACCTGTAAAATTCGCCCCGCCCATCTGCCGGTACGGTTGGCACCATAGAACTGCAAAATTCCACGAACCCTTTTATCTTGGCACATAGATCTTTTGACAGCTTCATACTTTGCGATCGATGTTTTTGCTAATTCCTTTCGAAGCAGCAAGGCGGACTTTAGCACATCATCTTGTGATGTTTCAAGCAGATTCTTCACTGCTTTCTTATCTAAGCTTTCCACGTTCTCTCCTGTGCGACTCTCCACCCATTTTTTCAGCTGTGCCACCGAATTTACGTTTTGCAGATTGGTGATATTCTGCAGCTGTTCCATTCGATCTTCTTTATGGATTTGGTTAAAAAGGATCGCATTTTGTGTAAGCACCTCATCCACGCCAACACCACGATCAAGTATCCTCTGGTCGATTTCCCATAATTTTTGTTCACTGTCTTTTAAAGGGAATCTAGCCAGCTTTTCTTTGATTGCTCTTTCTACGACTACGTCCTGGATGTTATACTCCTTATAAGCTTTCCACTTTTCCATATCATGTTCCGGAAGGTTTCTGGTGCGTTCTCCATTTGATTTTGTCGGTTTACAAGGCTTTGAAAAGTAGTTGATCAAGGCTTTACCTCTGGTATCCTTCTGTTCAGACAACCCAAAAGCACTGGCAACTCCGGCAAGGTTCTGCGGAAGTCCTAACTCTGAAGAAGCTACAGCAGTACACCTCCACTGTTCCGGGGGGAGGAAATCAGTAAGCCCAAGATAAACAGAGATACAAACTCTTTCAAAATTTGCGTTATACGCAGTTTTTACAATATCTGGATCTGTCAAAGCCTCCACAATGGATTCTGGAAGTTTTTCTCCACAAGCTAGATCTATCTGGTGCACCGTATCATCATCGTCAAAAGCGTAAGCAAACAGCAGGATTTCAAAATCAGGAGCCTCCGAATATCGGTAGACTCCTGTTTTCGTTAAATCCTCGCTGCTATACGTTTCAATGTCAATCGACATTTCACGCATAACAAACCACCCCCTTTTTAGCTCAGGTAATCTTCATCTTCTTCGATAAATCCAGCAAAGTCATCTTCTACACGGCTTCTACCACCCAGAGGTTCCCCATCTCGTGTCTTCATCAGATGATTCAGCCCGCAAGCGATACCCTTGTTTCCGTTGCTATTAAACGCGTAGAAATTGATAGATGCGTGGCCATAGCAGCCGCTATAAAGATCTGTACTGTCAATGATTGGCTGACCGTTTTTATAAACCAGACCAGGCTGCTGGTTACAGTTGGCGTTTACGAAGTAGCAACCCGCATAAGTTTCATCGTCCGGTCTTTCATCGTCCCCATCTCTCAAAGGCAGTTTCAGCACTGCAGGGATTTTCCCACCAAACTTACCGATCCCAGCCTGCTTAGCTGCTTCAACCGCTTTGTTGATAGCGGCGATAGTCTTTTTATCTGATTTCGGGATCAGCAGGCTAACGCTGTATTTTTCATCGCTGCCGTTGATACTGCTTTTTTCAAATACGTGCAGGTAAGAAAAACGAACTTCGCCGGTGATAACTTTTGTTGCCTGATTCATATTTGTTGTGTTACTCATATTAAATTCCTCCTTAATGATCCATTACATTTTCAAAATCTTTGGCTGCTGATTCTGACGAACCAAATGCCGGTCGGTTGTCGGTGATGGGAACCAGCGTAGGTTTTCCCTGCGGTTTCACAACAAATTCACCTAACAATTTTTCAAATTCTTTTTTCCCCAGATACTTTTCCAGAGCAGATACTGTTTTCAACTTACGCGGCCAGATATCATCTTCATTGAACCCTTTTGCAATCAACTGGCCGGCGATCAGAGTGTCGTCCAAATTGAATACCCGATTACTGCGACCTTCTACCGCTTTGTATCCAGGAAATTCCGCTCCATGATTCACCACTTCATCCAAAGCATAGTCTTTGATCAGCGTAGCCCACTTTGACAAGGCTTCGGCTTCTTCCAGAATTTCTGAAATTTCTTCAGGTGATAATGTTGCAGGTTTGGCAAATTCATATTTGGCCATTTCCATTCTTTTTTCTGCGTAGGCACGACAAATAGGTCTAGCCTTGCAAAAACCGCTGTCGCAGTGAGGACCAGCGCAGAATTTTTCGGAACCTGCATACGCCTCTTGGGCTGTCAGTTTGACGGATTCTCCCCACTGATATAACACGCTGGTTTCCATCGTCTCCGTATCGATGATATCTTTTCTCGGCTGGAAAATCGTCATGGAGATCTCTTGGATGTCATAGAGAAAATCATAGGCGGATAATGCACCTAAGGCATACAAGCGCAGTTGTGGGTTGTCCTGGGCGTATACGGCAACGCCTTTTCCATACTTCAGGTCGATGATATGTACTTTACCATTACCGATGATGATGCAGTCGCCAGTACCAAATCCAGATGGCACCCAATCGGAAAAATCAAGTCTTTGTTCCAACAGAAGTACCGCGTCTGGTGTTTCTCGTTTCGCTGCGTTAAATTCCTCGATTACAAAATCCCGGTAGGCGTCTGTGTAGTCTTCCATATCTTCATCTATGGGAAGGTCTTTGATGGCTTTGTGGTACTTAGCTCGGGTGAACTCTTTTAATGCCAGACGGATCTTTGCCTCTCCCAATGCATGGGCGGCTGTTCCTTCCGCAGCATATTCGCTCGGTTTTTCTCTGATTTGTTCTTCCAGCGTGATTGACCCGGGGCAGTTCATCCACTTTTTGGCGCCAGACGCAGAAAGTTTAGCGTGTACTTCCGGCATATCACATCACCGCCTCAGCTGTAGCTATGGCTTCTGCGTAGTTCTTTGGTTCCAGATCAGTTACTCTGGTTACGTTGAACTGTTGCAGCAGTTCTTTTGCCTTTGCAGCTCCATACTTTTTACCAACTTTGGCAAAGGCTGCTCTTACATCTTCCACTGAATAAGACTGCTGCTCATCAGCTTCAGGTTCTTTGATAACCTCTGTACTCTGTGCATTCTCACAGGCGTCCTCAATGGTTTCAGTTTTAGACTGTTCTTTTGCGTCCATAACCGCATTTACCACACAATCTGCCACTGTCTGTTTGGTGTCATTGGATTCTGTTTTTTCCGAAAGCTGGTGACCAATTGCTTTCAAAGTATCCATAATATCAGGATGTCTTACTAAATCTCTTTCGCTGATAGTGATTACAATTTCCATGGTTTTATCCTCCTTATATTGATTTTTAACTTTTGTTCTGGTATAGTGATGATGGTTTATTCTTTTCCTCCCACACTGCGCGCCAACGCAAGGGAGGATTTTTTCTGTCTAGATTTTTGGTTATACTCCTTCCATTTTTCTTTGTTTTCCTCGTAGTACTTCTTACGGTAAGCAGCTACCTTTTCTTTGTTTTCCTCCCGGTACTTCTTTTCGTAAGCAGCTACCTTTTCTTTGTTTTCCTCCCGGTACTTCTTACTGTAAGCAGCTACCTTTTCTTTGTTTTCCTC